TCCTTGCCGGTGGAGGCCAGGACGCGACCGGGGACGTTCCAGAAAGACTCCTGCGCGGTGGGCGCCACGGAGTCGGCTGGTGCGAGCGCCAGGTAGAAGATGTGGGCGCTCTCGCTCACGTCCACAACGTCGACGCCGATCTGTTCGGCCCACGCGCACGCCACCCCGTTGAGGCTGGCCAGGATGTGCTTGGCCCCACGCAGAGTGACCACTCCCGCCGCGAAGTTCTTGCCAGCTTTGAGCTTCAGGCTCATGGCGAACGTGGCCCGCTCGGGCGTCGTGTAGTACAACGCGTTCGCGACCATGGTGGGTGGGAGATGTCGGATCCAAGCCAAATAGGTAAGGCAAATACATTAATAGGCTCTTACTCTGAGCCTGCCTTGCTTCTCTGGCATGAAAGGGCGTGTTGCGCATGACCAACGCATGCAGGTCTTCTCGTTGCACGCGAGAGAGGCTGCGAACGAGGGAGGAATGGGAGTGCGCGAAGTTGCCGAACCACGCGTGCATCTCCACCAACTCTGGGGTGAGGATCTCTGAAATGAGGTCGCCCTTGTAGTAGCCGTGGAGGTGTTCCAAGAAGTACGAATCGAGCACTCTGTCGAGCTCCCCGAGGTTGCGCTTGTACACCGTTTTCAGCGCTAGCACGAGGGGGTCGCGGACGATGCCTTCCGGGTAGCACAACCAGCCGCAGCACTCGGGCAGGTCGGTGATGAACGTCTTTCCGACCAGCGTGAACATGCTCTCGTACTTGGCCCATTCCGGGTTGAGAGCCGGCACCTTGAAGAGCAGGCTGTCGTCGCCGGAGTAGATGCTCGGCACGTCCTCGCATTGGTATTTCAACAGCATGTATGCGAGGTTGAACAGCGAGTTGAAGATGTACGTGCCCGGTTCGCCCGTGAAGCGCATGACCGCGCTCGGCCCGAAGTTGGTTGTCAGCGTGGTCTTCTGCCAGAAGTAGTACGCGACCAGGTCCTCTGGGAAGCCGAAGTACCTCATCATGGCCATTTCGAACTGGACTGCCTCGCCAGTGCAAGATTGGTCGTAGGCAGTGAAGTCGTTGGTGAAGACGTCACCGCGGATGGCCCACTTCTTGCACCACTCGTCGAGGTCCGTGGGCGTTTGTCCGCCGAAGAGGAAGATGTGCGGGGGCAGCAGCTCCAGCATGCGCCGGTGGAGATACCGAGTGTATGGCCCCAGGCGAAGCAGGACTTGGTCCGGGAACAGGGCCAGGGTTTGACCAGGTTTGACCTTGGGCAGCTCCTCGTCCGATGACCACCAGGCGCCGACTGGGTCGAGAACGGCTGTCAGAATCGTGGACCGCTTGGCCTTGTCCTGGGCCTTCGCGAATATCTTCGCACTGTTCTCTGGGGTGAAAGGGTCGCAGCGGTCGCGATTGTTGCTGA